CCCGTAACTGAAAGAATTGAGAGCCTCGAAAAGACCGAAAATACTAACTTAATCAAACAGGCTGTAGAAGCTGCAGTTTTACCATTAACACAAAGACTTGCAAGGGTAGAAAAAGCCCGCGGTCTGTCGCAAAGAATACCGGAAGATACAAGCCTTCAGAAAGATAATAGCGACTTCTGGGGCGGAATATTTTAACAAAAAATTGGAGTGTGATTTTTTACAATGAACAGCAACAGAACTTTAATCAAAGACGCGATAACGTCAGGACAAACTATGACGGGGACAGGAAAAGGCGGAATGTTAAGCCCCGCTCAGGCAAAAAAATTCATAAGCTACATGGCCGACAATACGGGAATATTGAAGGATACTCGGCTTGAGGAAATGAGCGCGCCCGAAAAGCAGCTTGACTTTTTACTAATCGGGAGCCGTTTAATCCGAAAAGCCACGGAAGCGTCCTCGCCGTCGGAGCTTGCAGGCGTTAATATAAACCGCAAAGAGTTACGCAGCGTGAAAGTTAGGTTATCAGCCGATATTACGTCAGAATTTCTCGAGGACAATATCGAAGGCAAAACTGCAGGCGAACGGATTGCCGCTGAACTTGCACAACAGTTTGGTAACGATTTAGCCGACTTGATGTTCAACGGAGATATAGCAGCTTCAGGCACTGACGCGAGCTTTTTAACTATCGGCGACGGTATTATCAAACAGGCAAAGGCAAGCGCGGATACTCACAAATACAGCCTTAAGAATAAAAGCAATTTCAAAGGCGATATTTTCCCGAATATGCTTAAATTAATGCCTAACAAATTCAAACGCGACCGCGCTAATATGCGTTTCTATTGCTCGTCAAGCGTTGCAGACGCGTATGTCACGAGCCTTTCTGATAGAGTAAGCGAACTCGGCGACAAGATTTTAACTACAGGAAGCCTCGTAAAATATTTAGGCGTACAGGTTTTCCCTGTTGAATATATTCCCGACGATGTTGTTATTTTGACAAACAGGCTCAATCTTGTTTCGGGCGTTCAGCGTGAAATGAAGGTTTATTCGCAGTTTAATCAGCGCAAAGACTTAACAGAATACACAATGTACATGAGAGTAGATCCCGGCAAAATTGTATGGGATGATGCACTCGTAATTGCATACGATTTTTAATTCATGTCGAACGAAATTTTAGAAGCTGAACAGGCTCAGGCACAAGCTCCGGCACAAAAAGCTAAGCCCAAAAACGAGCGAATTAACATAAAACTCACGGGCGCGGCAAGCTGTATGATTGATGATATTGCATACAAAAAAGGAACAGTTTTCAATATCGACAGCAATAAAGCCGAAAGATTTTTGAGTACCGGCCTGTTTGAAAGAATATGAGTTATTGCAGCGTTCAAGACCTGCGCGCTGAAGGTCTTGACGAAGAAAAATACTCTGATGATGACTTAGAAAAATTAGTAAAATTGTCCTGTGATTTTATCGATAAAGTTACGGGACAATTTTTTGAACCCCGCGAATTAACTTTAAGACTTGACGGTCGGGGCGGACGTATTTTAGTCCTTCCGTATCCTTTAATTGATGCTGAATTTATCGAGATAGACAGCGGAATTATCAGCGATTTTGTTATTTACAACAGGCTCGAAGATAGGGCGTATCCTAAAGTTTTTAGAAATTCTAAATGGCCTGCGGGTATCCTGAATATTAAAATCAAAGGCTCGTGGGGCTATGTTGAAGAAGACGGCTCAACGCCCGAGAATATTAAGCGAGCAGCAATAAAATTAGCTATCTACAATTTCCCGGTCTTGATCGACAAAGAAGCTCAAGAAGATAAGAATTTACGCGGGCTTTTAGTTTCAGAAACGACGGACGGGCACAGCTACAAATTAGCGGAAGACAGCGTTAATAATTTGTATTCAAAATCAATCACCGGCGACGCTGAAATAGACGATATTTTACGGGCATATTCGCGCTCGAAATTAAGGCTGGGGATAGCATGAGGCCGAAAATAATTCACTTAGTAAAAATTATTTTGCATCATCGGGAAGAAACTTTGACAGATCCTGAATTCGGGATAACAGGCGAGATAAATTTTTCCGAGCCTTACCGGCTTTACGGGCAAGTAAAATATAAAAAATTTGAAAGTTTAACGCCCGTAACAGACGGCAGCGACCCGATTAACGAAGGACATATAGTTTTTTACAAAGACGAATGGGACGCTTCGGGCGGAACTGTTGCAGACGAATTAGAGCTTGAAGACAGTTCACGGCTTATTGTTACGGAAATAAGACCGGCTGCTCATTACAACGGAAAGCATTATCACGTTCATGTTTATTTTTCGAGGAAACGCGCACGATGAGCAATTTAACAGGCGATTGGAACAAATTAACAAACATGTTAACCCCCTCGAGGCTGAAATCTGCATTGCGTAAATGTGCAGCAAAGGCGGGAAATTACGGCGCAAGCGAAGTCAAAAAAGGCATTCGCAGCGGAGCTCCGGCTGGACAAAGTTTCGCTCCTCTTAGCCCTGTTACCATTGCAAATAAAGGCTCGAGCAAACCTCTAATAGATCACGGAGATTTAATCGGCAGCGTAACTTACGAAGTTTTTAACGATAATTCGAGCGTCTTTATAGGCGTCAAAAAAGGCAAAGAAGTAAATATCGCAGCAGTTCACGAGTACGGCTGCACTGTCGGAGTTACGGGGAAAATGCGCGCGTACTTGCATTATCACGGCATTCACTTAAAAAAGACTACGGCATATATTCACATACCCGCGAGGCCGTTTTTAAGCCCCGTATTTCAGAGCAGCGAATTTCAAAGAATGATTTCAGAAATTTACGTGAATGCCTTACGGGAGGCGTTTTTATTATGATAATCGAAACTGTAAGAACGCTAATTAAGCTGCTGCGTTCAGAAATTTGTGGAAATGTTGTGCTTAGCGCGGGCAGTATCGTTGAAATTTCTAAACTTCCCGCGATTATCTTAAACGGTCCGGCAATGCAAGAGAAAAAACGTTTAGCCCGAGATCCTGAGCGGATTTCTGCAATAGATTTAGAAAATGAAATTGCAATCTTAGAAGTTCCTCCGCGTTGGTATGATTTACGTTTTGATGTAAATATCTCGTGTGAAAGTTCGCTCGCTATGCTGGAATTCATAGAAAATTTTAGCCGTTTAGCACAGCGTAAAAGGCTTTTAACCGCCGTCAATGAGTTAAGAGAGCGTCAATATCTCTGGGCGTGGCGGACTTTGCCCGGCCTTGATGTTACGCCTAATATCTCGCAAGTTTTTCAGGGACGCGGCGAAATTGTAATTTATGACGTTGAAATTTACAGCGGAATTCAGGAAACATGGCCGCTCATCAAGAAAATTAATGTCGAATTTAACAATCAAGATACAATCGAGGTGTAAGAATGAAAAATTTTGTTATAAAAAATCTCACGGACAACCCGCGCGATTACCCGCTTAGCAACGGAGAAGGCTTATTTTTAGGCTGCCGCGGCGTTGTCGAAGTCAGCGAGGATTTAATTAGTAAAGCACTCAGGCTCGCCGAGCACAAAGGGCTTGTAAGTATCGAAGAAATCAAAGAGGAGGCTGAATAGAATGGGAGCAGGATTGCCGCGTGTCATCGTAACTGAAACTGATTTAAGCCACTACGTGGACACAATGCTAAAAGGTATCTCATGCGTTATTGGTATCACCGAAAAAGGCCCGATAGGAAAGCCTCAATTAATAAGCTCCGAAATGCAATTTGAAAGAGTTTTCGGAGGCGAATTAAAAACTTCGGATTTTCCTTTACTTGCAAAGCGTGCATTAAGTTACGGCGCAGTTTTATGGGTATCACGTATTGCGCATTATAGAGACATTACGGACAAAACGACTTTAACGGCAGTAAAAGCAGCTGTGAACTTAAAAGACAGGCAGGAAACTTCCGCAGATACTTTGAAAATCAAAGCGTCGTCCGAAGGTGCTTGGGGAAATAATTTATCCGTAGAGATATCAGTGAATAAAATAGATCCGGCAAGCCTTTTTGACTTGAAAGTTTTCAGCAGCGGCGAAGAAATTGAGCGTTTTGAAGATTTATCAATGGACAGCAGCAGCGAAAATTACGCCGAAAAAATCAAAAGTTCCTACATAGAAATTCAGGACGTGAGCTTACTTGCGGATCGAAATTTAGCACGCCCGGCGTTAGGCGTATACCAATTGGCAAACGGAACTGACGGCGTAAATATTACGGACGCTGACTTTATCGGATCTGCAACAAACAGTACAGGCTTCCATTCCTTTGATGATATTAACGACGCTGTACAGCTTGCTGCGCCGGGAGTTTCGTCTCCGGCTGTAATTACCGCAGGGCTTGCGTATTGTGAAACACGCGGAGATTTATTATTTGTATCTGAAACTCCGTTTGATTTAACGCCCCAAGAAGCCGTAGATTTCAGGCTCGGAAGCGGTGTTTATAACCATTCGCCTTTTGTAAGCAACTACGGAGCAATGTACTATCCTAAATTAAAAATCTATGATGTTTCGAGGCAAAAAGAGCGTTATATTTCGCCGGTCGGAGATGTTTTAGGAGTTATGGCTGTTAATGACTATTCAGCTAACGAAAGTTATGTTCCGGCCGGAATTAGACGCGGACGTATTTTAAACGCGCTCGGTGTAGACGTAAACGTAGGAGCACGCGGAAGATTAGGCGACGGCAATTATTTATCTGAAAATCAAATTAATCCGGTTTGTGTATTCGAAGACGCAGGCTCGGTCGTTTGGGGAGCTCAAACCTTGCAACGACAGGCAAGTCTATTAAGAGAAGTCAACGTCCGGCGAATGCTGATAATCATAAAGAAAACAGTCGCTGCTTATGCCCGGGCTTATATTCATCAGCCTAACGATCCGAGAACGTGGCGTGAATTTTATCGCGGTCTCGAGCCTAAATTCAGAGAATGGAAGGCTGCGCGATGGTTTTATGATTATAGGATTTTCTGCGATCAAAACGCTGAAACTATTGACGAAGCTAAATTGAACACGCCCGAAAGTATTCAGAGAGGCGAATTCAAATGCCAAATTTTCTTAAAGCCCGTTGTTGGTATCAAATGGATAATGATAGACGCAGCTATAACAAGGCTCGACGCTGATTTTACTGAAAGTCTTACGGACATTTTAGGAGCATAGAAAGGAGCTGAATTTAGTATGGGATTAAATCCTGTTTTTCCCGGAAACCCGCGTCAGGGCTGGCAATTCGTGGTTAGAGTAAACGGTTTTGACGCTGCAGTTTTCCAAAAAGCCACACCGCCCGAAATTAGTATTGAAGTTGACGAATTCGCTTCCGGAGGCAGTGTACGAAATCACAAATACGCCGGACGCAAAACTATCGGAGAATGTACGCTTGAAAAAGGTATGTTCGCGGACAAAGGCGACTTAGACGCTTGGAACTGGCTAACTCAGGCAGTAAATAGCACTACAGGCGATCAGGGTGCGCCGTCCGAATATTGGCGCGACGTTGATTTATGCCACGTAAACAGGGTCGGGCAAGTCATTCAAACTTGGCATATGACCGAAACATTCGTAACACAAATTAGCTGGAGCGACGGCGAAGGCGAAAGTTCAGAACACATGATAGAAACTCTTACGCTGACCGTCGGGGATTGCGAGGTAAGATAGTATGCCCGATACAGAGAAAATAGTATTGCCTTCGGGTATCGAGTGCGAAATTCAAGAACTTACAGCAGAAGCCGAGCGGGTTTTGACTAATAAGGCCGACGTTAAAAGCGGCCAATGGATTAACAAATTTATCGCAAAGGCATTAGTAAAAATTAACGGCAAGCCCGTTCCTCAAAATCAAGGAGAATTAATAAACATGCTGCTTGACATGAAGACGGGCGACAGAAATTACTTGCTGCTTCGTATCCGTATGCAGTCTTACGGGGACGAAATGATTTTTAATTACGAATGCCCGAAATGTCATAAAACTTCAGGATATAAGCTAAATCTTCGCGAAATGTTAGATGACGGAACTCTGAAAATTTATCCGTTTAGAGAAGACGTCCCGGTCATAGTCGAAACACGCGACGGAACGGCTGAAATTAGCTACACAACAGGCCGGAGCGAACAATGGCTTGCCTCGTTGAAGGAAATAGATACAATTCATTTAGCATTAGCAGCGTGCAGCTCTTTCAACGGAAAAATACCTGAATATAAGGATTTTTGCAAATTAAAAACCCGCGATATTTCCAAAATCAGAATGGCATACTCGGAATTAAAAGGCGGTTTAGATCCTCAATTTGAGCTAAATTGTTATGAATGCGACAGTTCTTACAAGGTAATGCTTCAACAGATACCTGATTTTTTTACGCCTTTGACGACAATGGACAGTATTGGCCTGTAGACGAGCAAATTTTTTTCTTAGCTCACGAGCTCCACTGGGGTTACAACGAACTTTTGAATATGCCGGTTACAACTTTGCGCTGGTACGTTCAGAGGCTCAAAGCGCAAATAGAAGAAGAAAACAAGAAAATAAGACAGGCTAAGAAAGGACGGTGATTTTTTCTATGAACGGCATGAATATGATCGGGCTCGGAATTGTATTAACATTAAAAGATAGAGTTTCGTCGGGGCTCAATTCTTTGCGTCAAAAAATGGTAAGTTTCGGCAAAATCACAGACGCAATGGTAAAAAATTTCGACGAAGCTGCTGCTAAGATACTCGGCGGAATTTCAGCAATAGCCGCAGGTTTCAAGGGCTTTAATCTTCTTGAAAGTATGTTTGCGCCTTCGGTGAATGTTTCTATGGGTATTGAAGCGGCATTTGCACGTGTAAAAGCAGTATCCAACGCAAGTAAAGAAGAATTAAAAGCTCTCGAAGCACAAGCCGAAACATTAGGGCGCGAAACCCGATTTACAATTTCAGACGTTTTCAATGCTCAAGAGAATTTAATACGCGCAGGCCTTAACATAGAAAAAACTCAAGCAGCCGTTCCTCACGCTTTGAACTTAGCATTGGCCGAAGGTTTGGAGCTTCCGGAAGCAGGCGACATGATCGCAACTACAATGTCGCAATTCGGCATGGCAGCCGAAGACGCTGAAAGAATAGGCAACGTTTTCGCGGAGGCTTCGCGGTCAAGTTCATTAAGTTCAAGAACTTTATTTGAGGCGTTGCGGTATGCTGCACCGACTGCAAAGAGCTTAAACATGTCGCTCGAAGAAACTGTCGCGTGGCTTGGTACTTTGAGCAATGCAGGACTAAGAGGATCAATCGGCGGAACTGGGCTAAATGCAAGTTTGACGCGTCTGCTTGATCCGAAAGTCGCAAAAAATTTAGCTGCAAGTTTGGGCATTGAGTTAGAAGATGCAGTTTCGCATGAAGACGTAATGAAGCGTATCAGCCAATCTTTAGAAGGTATGGACGCGTCTTCAAAAACAACTGCGCTTTTTAGTATATTCGGCAAAGTCGGCTTCAAAGGTGCAGCTGCTATGATGAGCGGCGTTGAAGACGGCTTCGGCGGTTTATTCGCAAAATTGCAAAATACCAACGCTCTTAAAGAAATGTCGGCGGTCATGGATAATACCGCAGAAGGAGCTGTGAAAAGGCTCGAGAGCGCAACGGAAGCATTACACAAAGCTATCGGGGACAATCTCAAAGAAGCCTTTAGAAGCGTAAATGAGACGGTTGCAAAGTTTAAGGCTCGTTTAGCTGAATTTATAAAAGCTCACCCCGTACTTTCAAAAGTTATAATTGGTACGGTTTCCGCGTTGCTGTCGCTAATAAGTACAGCGTTAATCGTAGTCGGGACGCTTATGACCGTCGGAGGAGCAATTAAACTCTGGAAAACTTTAAGCCCCGTATTGGACGGCGTAAAGGCAGCTATGTACGGAGCAGCTGCGCCCGTGCTTAAATTGATAGCACTTGCCGGAGCTTTATACCTTGCATACGAAACTAATCTTTTTGGTATCCGCGACGCTTTCACGGCTATCGGCGAAGGTTTTAATATGGCCGTAAACGCAGATGAAAACGGGCTCGCTAAGGTAGAAGAAGATACTATGAAACGTCTGCAAGATGCCGGACTTTGGGAAAGTTCTTTGAACATGGGCAAGGTATTTTACAGGGTTAAAAAATTCTTTGACGGTTTCGCGGACGGCGTTGCTGCAAGCGTTGAGAGAATTAAAAATGCTTTCGTTAAGATCGGAAATTTTTTATCGGAAACTTTCAGCGG